CCAAGAAAGCTGCAAGCTGGTTTCATGAAGCTGGTCTGACTCAAAGACAGGCAGAGGCCGTTTCGTCTAAGTGGAATGAGTTTGTTACCCAATTCCAGCAGGATTCGACTCAGCAGTCAGAGCAGCAAGTCGAGCAAGACGTTCAAAATCTTCGCCGGGAATGGGGTGCTGCTCACGATCAAAACATCCAGATTGCCAGAAACGCTGTTAAAGCCTTTGGCATGGATGCAGAAACCCTTGGCAAACTTGAAGCCGCAATGGGCTACAAGGGGTTGATGACGTTCATGCACAACCTTGGAAACAAGGTTGGCGAGGACAAGTTTGTCAGTGGCGAATCTGCTCTCAAGACTCCTGCTTCTGCACAACAGTCTTTGAAGGAACTTGGGCTTGATCGTGACTTCATGGCGGCGTTTATTGATGGCTCTCATCCCGGCCACAAGGCTGCGGTTGAAAAGCGGAATCGCCTCATTGAACAGGCTTACCCACAATGAATGAAGCCGAAATCAGGTTAGGTTGCATTCAAGTTGCAGAAAAACTTGCCTTGCGCGGTCAGTACGACGCGCAGGGTGTTGTAGACATTGCTGAGAAGTTGTATGCTTTTGTCGTGCAAACCCAGCCCATTCGTGGGCCTGGGCGGCCCCGCAAGGACACACCGTAAGCACATCAGCCCCCTCGAAGGTTACGGCTAGGTGATTGGCGACCTACTGCCAAAAACACTTTCTTTTCCAACTTCGGGAGAACCTGAATGTCTTACCAAGCGAATACCGCATTCGTTCAACAGTACAAGAACACTGTTGAACTGCTGCTTCAGCACAACGGCTCCAAGCTGCGCAGCGCTGTTACTAACGGCAACTACACTGGCAAGGCTGCTAAGGCCATTGAGCAAGTGGGTGTTGTCACCCCCGTCAAGAACATGGCGCGTCATGCGGATACCCCGCTGATTTCGACGCCGCAAGACGCTCGTTGGGTGTTCCCCAATGACTACGACTGGTCTGATCTGATTGACGATCAAGACAAGCTGCGGATGATTATTGATCCGCAGAGCTCCTACGCTCAAGCTGCGATGATGTCGATGGGCCGTGCGATGGACGAGGAAATCCTTGCCGCCGCTGTCGGTGCTTCGCGTACCGGCGAAAACGGCACGACCACGACCGCTTTTGATACCAACATGGCGGTTGGCGTTAACGTTGGCGGCACGAACTCTGGCCTGAACGTCACCAAGCTGCGTAATGCCAAGCGTCTGCTGATGGCTCGTGGTGTTGATATCGACAACGATCCGCTGTACGTCGTTATCACCGCTGCCGACCATGACGCGCTGCTGAATGAAATCCAAGTCGTTTCGAGCGACTACAACACCACGCCGGTGATGGTCAATGGCAAGGTGCAGTCGTTCCTCGGCTTCAACTTCATTCATGTGGAGTACACGCTGTCGTCGAATTACCCGCAAGCCGCCGCCAATACGGCACTGGTTAACGGCAGTACCCGCACGCTGCCATACTTTGCCCGATCTGGCCTGCACCTTGCCATGTGGAACGATCTGTCAGTGTCAATTGATCGTCGTGCTGACAAGCGCAATTCCACGCAAATCTACGTTACCGGCACCTTCGGCGCGACCCGCACGCAAGAAGGCAAGGTCGGCACCATCGCGGCGATCTAATAGGAGAAATACATGGCTACCTTTTACTCTACCCAACTTGGCTCTGCCGCTGCTGGCCCGGATTCGCTTCCTGTTTCCAAAGCTTCTGCCCCGGAATACGGCGGCACGGTCAAGATTTTCCAAGCCACGATCAACCTTGCCACGGTCAACGGTGGTTCTGCTGTCACGACCAGTGACAACATTGCCCTTGCGGATGTGCCTGCCGGTTACAAGTTCTTGTTTGGCGTAATTTCGACTTCTGCCACGCTGGGAACTTCTACGGTTGCTATCGGCATTACTGGCGCAACTGGTGCGTACCGCGCAGCCGCTGTTTTTACCACGACTGATACGCCGACCTTCTTTGGGCCTGCGATTACTGGTGGTGCTGCGGCAACGCTTACGGCAACGACCCGCGTTCTGCTGACTCCGGCCGTGGCCAACCTGCCAACTTCTGGTACGGTTGTTGTTCAACTGTTCTACGCGCTGGACAACTAAGTAGACGGGGGGCTACGGCCCCCTGTTTTCTTAAGGAGAAAACATGGCAGTCCGTCGTTATGCAATGACGCTGGCAAATGCCCAGCGGGCGGGGGCGGATGCCTCTGTCAACATCACCAAATCCAGTCCCGGCGGTACGCTAACTGGATCGAACATTGTCGAATTCAACATCGAAGATGGCAGTGGAACCAAAGCCGACATTCTCAAGGCTCTTGAAGCCCTTGAGAACCTTGTTGTTTCTGACACCTGGCCCCCGGCGTAATCATGCCTACCCGTACCTGTACTGTTACAACCGAGGATCAGACGGAAACGGTTGTTTGGACCGGTTTGCTCAACGGTGACGATGGGCAAGCATTTCAAGCATTTTCGTTCCGCGATCAGTCCATTCAATTTGGCGGCACGTTTGGTGCTGGCGGCAGCATTTCATTTGAAGGGTCTAATGATGGCACAACTTGGTTTGTGCTGTCTGACCTTCAAACGTCTGCAATTACCAAGAGTTCGTCTGCTCTTGAGGGCGTTGCTGAGGCAGTAAAGTTTGTCCGCCCCCGCGTTACTGCTGGTGATGGCACTACGTCCTTGACCGCAACTTTGTATTGCGCACGGAGCGTTCGATGAGATACAACGAAGCACTTGAAGAAGTAAAGCGAATGCTTCACGCATTCCGTGCATTTGAGCAAGCGCAACACATTATGGAACTGCTTGCCAATGCTGAACAAGTTCAAGGAGAACTTGCCAAAGCCAATGAAGGGGCGGCGGCTGAATTCAACAAAGTGAAGTCCAAAATTGCTGACGCACAAGCAGAGATTGACGCTGCTAAAGCAGAAGCCAAGGACATTCAATCCGAGGCTTTGAAGAAAGCGACTGACGTTGAAGCAAAAGCAAATGCGTATGCCGCCAAGGTGGCCGCTGACAGCAAAGCGGAATTTGAAAAGACACAAGTTCTTCTTGTAAAAATGCGCAATGAATGTGATGCTGAGGCCGGCAAAATTGCCAAAGCAAAAGAAGAACTTGCGTCTATTGAAAAGAAACTCGCAGACGTAAAAGCCAAAATGCAAGCGTTGTTTAGCTGATTATGGCAACCATAAATAAATTCCACAGTTTTGTCGAGGCGCTCGCCGAGAAGGTCCACAACCTTGGCGCAGACACGCTCAAAATTGCGCTTACTAATAGCGCTCCATTAGCAACCAATACCGTGCTGGCAAACATCACGCAGATTGCTGCTGGCAACGGCTACACCACTGGCGGAAATCAAGCTACACAAACCAGCAGCGCGCAGAGTGGTGGCACATACAAGCTCGTGCTATCCGACGTGGTGTTCACCGCCACCGGAAGCATGGGGCCATTCCGCTATGCCGTGCTCCATAACGAAACGGCGCCAAATGATGAATTGATCGGCTGGTACGACTACGGCAGCTCGATCACGCTGGCCAGCGGCGAGACCTTCACTGTTGACTTCGACCCGATCAACGGCGTGCTAACGGTGCAATAACAATGACTGCCCTTATTGACCGACTTTTGCAACCGGACGTTGCAACACTTCCAGATTGGCAAGCGGCCGAAGTGCTAAACGCACCAGATCAAACGCTGCCTGTTGTTGTTGAGTGGAAGCAAACCGCCGTAGGCATTGGCTTAGTGATGAACGCACTAGGGCCGCAAGACGGCGCAGCACTTCTTGAGGCTTTGTCTTCAATGGAAAACAACAACCCGTTGTTGCGCTGGGGACTTCGAGCCTTGCAACAAAACGGACTCGACTTTTCTCTCGTCAGCACTCGAAACCAGATTGAAGCGCTAGTTGCCGATGGGTTGCTCACGCCAGCGCAACGCGATGCATTGTTTTCAATGTCACGCCGCGAGCGGTATCCATCGTGGTCTGAATTTCACGGGATCGCGGTCGATGCGCGTGCGGTTGGTCTTGCTCGCGGGGCGAAGGAGTAGTTATGGCAGTCGCAAAGTGGTCTAGCGTTTCTTCGCGCAGCAGTAACCTAGCCGGCACTTCGCTAAACTCGCTTGCCAATGGTTCCGAGTCAAGCCGCGTCACCTACGACAACAGCACTAACCGTAACCTGTATGGTTTCGTAACAATCAAGCTTGGCAGTATCACGCCGGCAACAGGCGGCAGCATCACTTTGCGCGTCACCGCAAGCGATGGAACTGACCTTGGCGATGCAGTTGGCGGAGATCAATATGCAATGCCGTTGACCAGTGGCGCGTCTGCAAAAATCGTCAACATTCCTATGGTTCGGCTGTACCCGTTTTCGCTAAGGTTTAGCATTGTCAACAATGCTGGCGTTGCCTTTGCATCCAGCGGAAACGAAATCTACGTCACCGACTTTAACGAGGATGTGACTTAATGCCGCGCGGCGTGTCTGCCGTTGATGAGGCGCGTCTGCAAGGGCGGTTGTGGACGCCGGAGCTAATGGGCAACCGGCAACCGCTGCATTGGCTTGAGTACGGAGTAGACGCGCTGTCGATGTCTGGCTCGACAATCACGGGCCTTACCCCGAGCCGTGGTCGCAGCCGCAACAATTGGGCCGCCAAGTCTGGCGGGACAAATCCAACGCTTGTCACGCGCAACGGATTCCCAGCCGCGCGCTTTGACGGGTCGCAACCGATGACCCACATTGCCACATCAGTTTCTGGAATTGCTAATTGTACGCTTATGTTAGCCGGGTATATGATTTCTGGCGGGGCAAATGAGGATATAGTTTTTGGATTTGGAAGTGCTTTTAGTGGGCGGTGGATATATCGAGCCCCCAGTAGTGGTTCTATGGGTTTTGCTTCTTGGGGTAATGATATAGGAAGCAGTGGAACCAGTTTTGACATCGCAGGTATTCGACCAAATGTTTTTGCCGTCAGACAAACCGTAAGTGACGTACTATTTGATAGAAATGGATCAATTGGGCAATCTACGGGAACGATTCCATCAGTGCCAACCAATGTAGCAACTGCAATTATTAGTATTGGTGGAATCAGCGGAACAGGCGGCAGCAACGCCTACGGCACAAACATTGATGTTATCGCCGCAATGGCGTGGGAATTTGAATTAACTGCCGTGGAGTACCAAAAAGCGCAAGCGTACATGTGCTGGCGGTTTGGCTTGCCAATTGTCGCGACGAGTCCTTATTGCAACCGCCCTCCGCTGATCGGGGACTGACATGCTGCGTGCCCGAGTCCCACGTATCGGTGCGGCCGGTGCTGCGCCAAGCACCTACATACTAAGCGCAAACAGCGGCTCATTT